GATAAAAACGCCGCAAGACACTTTAAATTATCTAATGGTTGTGAAGTCAAAGCGGTTGCAACATCTAAAGATGCACTTCGTGGTTATACCCCAACTATGTTGATATTTGACGAAGCTGCGTATATTGAAGCAGATGGTGATTTCTGGGCTGCTTGTATGGCTTCGTTGTCTACGGGTGGTAAAGTTGTTGTTGTATCAACACCAAACGGATATGACCCAATTTACTATGAAATTTACGAACAAGCCAATCGTGGAATGAATGACTTCAAGATTACCGAAATGTTTTGGTATCGTGACCCTCGTTATACTAAAGATTTGTACTTGGTTAAGACAGATGAGATTATTCATTTTTTATTAAACCGTGAAGAATATACTTCAGATAGGATTATTGATTTTTCAGGTCGTGACCCCTACGAAAGAAACTATGATGAGTTAAAAGCTTATTTTGAATTGGGATACAAACCATGTTCATCTTGGTTTGAGGCGATGGTAAAGAAACTTAAATACGATAAACGTAAAGTTTCTCAGGAATTGGAATGTAATTTCTTGGGTTCGGGTGATAACGTATTTGATGCTAATTTAATTAAAAATATTACAGATAATATGATTAAAGAACCCATGAATAAAATGATGGGTGGTGGACTTTGGATTTGGAAAGAACCTGAACTTAATCATAGATATATTATGGGTGTTGACGTATCTCGTGGAGACTCAGAAGATTACTCAACATTCCAAATTTATGATTTTGATGAAAGGGAACAAGTTGCCGAATATGTTGGAAAACTTCCTCCTGATGTATTGGCGGAAATTGCTTACAAATGGGGTAATATGTACAACTGTTTTATAGTAATTGATATCACGGGTGGTATGGGGGTTGCAACCGCAAGAAAACTCCAAGAATTAGGATATAAAGATTTATATGTTGATGGTGTTGATTTTGGTAACAGATGGAAATTTGACCCAAAGGCTGCTGATAAAATACCTGGTATTAACTTTAACAACAAAAGGGTTCAAATTATTGCCGCTCTTGAAGAAAGTTTAAGACACGGATTAAAAGTTCATTCATCAAGATTGTTGAATGAAATGAATACGTTTGTTTATATTAATGGAAGACCTGACCACATGAAAGGACAACATGATGATTTAATCATGTCTTTGGCTATGGCTGTATATGTGTCAGATTCATCATTTTCACAACTTACTAAGGTTACAGAACAAGCAAAAACTATGTTGGAGTCTTGGCAGGTTACTTCTTATGACCCACCAAAAGAACAATACTTTAATCCTTCAATGCCAAATACAAATCATAAGTCAAACATTGCATATCAGAATCAACCAACACAAAAGGATTATCAAGACTATTTATGGTTATTCGGCGGAATGAAGCGTTGATATATATTAGTATTGATTTAAATTTTAACTATGGAAGAAAAGAACCTGACGATATGGCAAAGATTGTCCCAACAACTTGGACCAAATTCCCTTTTGGGTCAAGATATTCCCACTTATAAGTTTGATAAGAAAGAATTATTAAGAACTACGGATAAAGCCGAATACGAAAAAGAAAAATTACAAGCTCGTCAAACTTATTATATTTCAAGTCAATGGGCTAAAATTGAAAATAATTTATATTCTCAAGCAATTTATTATCAACCAACAAGATTGGCCTCATACTACGATTATGAGTCAATGGAGTATACTCCTGAAATTTCTGCGGCTTTGGATACATATGCCGAAGAATCTACAACGGTTGATGAAAATGGATACATGTTACAAATATACTCTGATTCACCAAGAATTAAGGCGGTATTAGGAGATTTATTTAATAACGCATTGGATATTAATACAAACTTACCAATGTGGACACGTAACACCGCAAAATATGGTGATAACTTTGTTTTCTTAAAGTTGGACCCTGAAAAAGGTATTGTTGGTTGTTTACAACTACCAAACATTGAAATTGAACGTATTGAAGTTGGTATGAAAGGTAGAGCAACATCTGGTATGGGTGGTGCTGTAGCTTCTAATAGTGATGCTAAAAGTTTAACATTTACTTGGAAGAACAAAAATTTGGAATTCAACACATGGGAAATGGCTCACTTTAGATTATTGGGTGATGACAGAAAACTTCCTTATGGTACCGCAATGTTAGAAAAAGCAAGACGTATTTGGAAACAATTAATTCTTGCTGAAGATGCGATGTTGGTTTATAGAACATCAAGAGCACCTGAAAGACGTGTATTTAAAGTGTTTGTTGGTAACATGGATGATGCTGATATTCAACCATACGTACAAAGATTTGCACAACAATTTAAGAAAGACCAAATCACTGACCCACAAACAGGAAACGTAGATATGAGGTTTAACCAAATGGCTGTTGACCAAGATTTCTTTATACCTGTAAGAGACCCGGCAGCTCCAAACCCAATTGAAACTTTACCAGGGGCTACAAACTTATCAGAAATTGCCGATATTGAATACATCCAAAAGAAACTTTTAACAGCATTAAGAATACCAAAAGCGTTCTTAGGTTTTGAAGAAGTTGTTGGTGATGGTAGAAACTTATCATTACAGGATATTCGTTTTGCTCGTACAATCAATAGAATTCAAAAATCTATGGTTGCCGAACTTAACAAAATTGCAATCATTCATTTATTCTTATTAGGATTTGAAGATGAATTAAATTCATTCCAATTAAGTTTGACTAACCCATCTAAACAAGCTGACTTGTTAACAATAGATGTTTGGAAAGAAAAAATGTTGTTATACAAAGACGCTGTTGCACCTATTGAAGGTATTGCACCAACATCTCAAACTTGGGCTAAGAAACATATTCTTGGATTCTCTGATGAGGATATTAAACTTGACTTACAACAACAAAGAGTTGAGAAAGCAGTTGCAACTGAAATTGCTAATACACCTAACGTAATAACAAGAACAGGATTGTTTGACAATGTTGACAAGTTGTATGGTAATAATGGAGCAACAACAGGAACTACAGAAACACCACCTGCAGAAGGAGGTGATATGGGTGGATTTGGTGCTGACTTAGGTGGAGAACCACCAGCAGGAGGTGAAGTACCACCGGCAGGGGGTGAAACAGCGGTTACACCTGAATCAGTTAAAAAGAATATGAACATCATTTTAGAACGTGATAATTTGTATGGTGTTGATGAGGTTGATTTAGAACGAGGAAAACGTTCATTAGGACTTATTGAAGAACAATTAGGAAAACTATTAGATTGATATATTTATTAATATGAAATTTGGACAATTACTTAGCAAGATAGAAGGATTAATGATTAATTCTTATGTGAATGAAACAACAAAAATAGAGTTAAAAAACTTTAAAAGTTTGGTGTTGGAGAATAAAAATGCCAGTACAATGTTTTACATCTACACTGAATTGTCCAAGAAAAAAGGTTATGATAAGACATTATCTGAAGCTTACATCAACGAATCTTTAAGACAAGTTGAAAAAATTATTCCAAAATTAAAAACTCAAAAAATTGAATATTGGGTTAAAGATGTTGTAAGTGAAAACAACTATAAAGATATTGATAATTTGATTTACAACACTCCAGATAAAATTATGGAGAATGTTGAAAGTAGAAAAACTTTGGTTAGCCTATTGAGTGAAAGTACCAATGTTAAAAACACTATTCAATTACCAATGGAAACTTTAATGAATATTGCCAACAAATCAATTAGTTCTTATATTGAAAATTTGGATGAAGATTCTAAAAGAGATTTATCTAAAGTATTAATGACTGAAGATGTTGAATTATCTAAAGAATTTGAAGAATTAAAGACAAAGACAATTAATTCTTTGAGCGGCATCAATGAGTCAATGGATGATATTACAACAAAAAAATTACAGGAAACTATTAACCAAATTAAAGGTGAAGAGTTTTCTAAAATCAATTATGTAAGATTATACAATTTGTATAATAACATTAATTAATCTTTAGGTTTTTGAGATTCAACGTATTGAGCTTTTAATTTCTGAGCTCTACGTGTAACAGATGGTTTTTCATACTGAAGTCTTTCTCTCAACTTTTCATTTTGCTTGGTTTTAATTACCTTTCCTTTTAATTGTTTCAAGGCTTTTTCCAATGGAGTCTTTTCGTCTATTTTTACTTTTAACATATTATAGTAAATAATACAAAATTGGTGAAAATTTGACAATAGAATAAAATTAGATTATTTTTTTTCAAACAATAAACAATTTATACACATGATTATTAATGAAAAAAGGAAAAACATCACGAATTGTAGGATTCAACAATTCAAAAGTGAGTTATGGAACAGTTGATTCCAAAAACTTTAAATCAGTTTATCTTAATCTACAAAGTTGGGTTTCGCCAAAACAAAGTTACGACAATTGGGAAAGAATAGTATCAAATTTTAGTAGACAGATAAAACACACAATATTTGAAATATTAGACCCCACATTTTTTAAAGACAATTATATTGTTGATTTGGATTTAAGGACTAGCGGAATTGTTTATGGTAAGAAAAGTTTTATGAATTTGGAAATTACCTTATTCTTATCACAAGAAGTGGATTTCAAAGATACAATTCTTAAAGATAAATTAAAAAGAATTGCCAAAGAAATTTATATTGAAAACTTTAAAAAGAACGAGTATTTTGATTTTACACTATCTAAAAAGAGCAAAGAAGAAACATCTTAATATTTATTACTAAAACATACGTATGAAAATATTAGGACCTACCGACACAGGTAAAGGAATATTGATTGAAATGGATGCAGGATATGTGTCACCATCTCATGAATTTAACAAAAAGATGCTTGAAGAAAATCACAAGAATTTCTTGGATTATTCAAAACCTTTTGAATTCTATGCCGTACTTCAAAAATACAACACACCAAACCGTAATGGTAGAGTGTACCCTGAAAGAATCTTAAAACGTGAATCTGACAATTATAAAAAAATGATTGAAAAAGGAACATCCCTTTCAGAATTAAATCACCCTGAATCATCTTTAATTGACCTTGACCGTGTGTCTCACATCATTAATGATATATGGTGGGACGGACATATCCTTATGGGTAAGTTACGTCTTTTAACATCACCAGGATTCCATGAAAGAGGTATTGTATCTACAAAGGGTGACCAAGCTGCTAACTTGTTGAGACAGGGTGTTACTTTGGGTATATCTTCACGTGGGGTTGGTTCTTTAAAAAAGAACGGTGAACAAAATGAAGTACAGGATGATTTTGAATTAATCTGTTTTGATTTGGTATCTTCACCATCTACACCTGGAGCATATCTTTTTACAAATCCTGATGATAGAAGCAAATTTGAAGAAAATTTGGAAGAAGAAAAAGTTTCAAGAATGTCTCCAATAGAACAAGATAGTGGGACAAAAATGAATCGCTCTATTGACTTATTGAAAAAATTAAACCATTATTTGGACAGATAATTTAAAAAACATGGACGAAAAATATTTTGTAGCAAAAGTACAGTACGATTTACCTGATGAAAACACAGGTAAATTAAAGAAAATCCGAGAGGAAAAATTGGTTAAAGGTTACTCTGTAACCGATGTTGAAGCCAAGGTAACATCCCGATATACTGGGTTTCAACACGATTGGAGAATCACAGCAGTCTCCGAAAGTAAAATAGACGAAGTTATTGAAGATTAATAAAAACCCCTCCTAACCGAGGGGTTTTTTATTTATTTAGGGTTTTTACTAAGCCCAAATAGAATTTTTTGACATATGGATATATTTATATGTTAAATTATTCTATAATAATATGACAGATAAAAAGTCGTTAGTTGAGGAAGCACTACTACAAATGAAAAATTTGGAACAAGTAGTTGCCGAAAATGCAAAAGGAATACTTGCTTCTACTATGAAGGAAGAAATCTCAGAATTAGTAAAAGAGTCTTTGAAAAATGAGACTGAAAAAGAATCAAAAGAAGTTGAAATGGATGAACAATCAGAAGATGATTTAGACATGGATATTGATATGGATTCTGATGATGAAGACATGGATGATGTTGAAATGGACATTGATATGGATTCTGACGATGATGAATCGGAAGATGAATTTGATATGGACTTTGATATGGATTCTGAAGATACACTACCAATTGACCTTACAAATGCGTCTGATGATGAAATCTTAAAGGTTTTCAAATCTATGAGTGATGAAGATGGTATCATTGTTAAACAAGATGGTAACCACATTACTTTAAACGATGAAGATGAAGATGTTGAATACATTATTCAAACTGAAAGTATGGACGAAGTTGAAATGGAAGAAGAGTACATGGAAGAAGAGTACATGGAAGAAGAACAAATGGATGAAGATGAATTATCTAACGATGATTTAGAATCTATGATGGCTGACATTTTTGGTAAAGAACAAATGGACGAAGTTGAAATGGAAGAAGAGTACATGGAAGAAGAACAAATGGACGAAGTAGTGTATGAAATAGAAATGGAAGAACAAGAAGACGATGACGATGAAGATGAGGATGAAGATGAAGATGAGGATGAAAACATGTCTGAAGGTAAAATGACAATTAAACCAGTTATGGGTAAATTAACAAAATCCTCTTTAACTAACAAAGCTAAAAAAATGGAAACTAAAGAAGGGTCAATGATGAGTAAACCTGTAGTAGGTAAAGGTGTTAAAACTGGAAGTGCTAAATTTGAATATAAAGAAGGTAGAAAAATGGAAACCAAAGAAGCGGCTATTGAACCAAAAGGTAAAGCTAAAGGAGTTGGTATGAATTTAAAACCTAAGAAGTTTGAATACACTGAAGCTGAAATGAAAGAAAAGTATGGTTCTAAAAAACACGAATACAGACGTAAGGATGTTGATGGTGTTGAAAAGAAAGCTGGTGAAAAAGATGGTCATTACAAAGATTACGAAAAAGAGGAAACTAAAGAAGCTGCTAGAACATTAGGTAATGGAACTAGAAATTACGCTCAAAGAAAAGGTTTACCTAAAATGAAAGTAATTCCAAATCAGGCTCTTGCTGAAGAAGTTGAAAGATTGAGAGAGAAGAATGAAGAATACAGAAAAGCACTTAATATTTTCAGAGAAAAATTAAATGAAGTTGCTGTGTTTAATTCAAACTTGGCTTACGCTACAAGATTGTTTACAGAACATACAACAACAAAACAAGAAAAGATTAATATCTTAAGAAGATTTGATGATGTTGAGTCATTAAAAGAATCAAAATCATTGTATTCATCAATTAAAAATGAATTAAATACCACGACTCAAAACGTAGTTACAGAATCTATGGAAAAAATTGGTAAATCACCAGCATCAGGTTCTTCACAAAACTTAATTGAGTCAAAAACTTATGAAAATCCACAATTCTTAAGAATGAAGGATATCATGCAAAAAATACAAAAATAAAAATAAATAAAACTTAAAAACAAAAAAATACTAAAATGGGTGCATTATTAGAAAGCGGTCTTGTTGGTAACATTGGTTTAAAACACCTTAAGGTTATCAAAGAAGACACAATCAACAAATGGGATAAACTTGGCTTTTTGGAAGGTTTAAAAGGTCACATGAAAGAAAACGTAGCTCAGTTATACGAAAACCAAGCTTCTTTCTTAATCAATGAGGCTTCTTCAACTTCTGATAGCGGTTCTTTTGAAACAGTTGTTTTCCCAATCGTGAGAAGAGTATTCTCTAAATTATTAGCTAACGACATCGTGTCTGTACAAGCAATGAACTTACCAATCGGTAAATTGTTCTACTTTGTACCTAAAATTCAAGGTTATTCTGGTGGTACATCAACAGATGGTTTGTTTGGTGGTTCAGGAACTCACTACGCTCCTATCGGTTCTCCAGGAAACTATCCAGGTAATCCTGATGCTGGATACACTTCAGGTGATGGTACATTTAACCCAATCTATAACAAAGATTTGTATGATTTATTCTACGAAGGAAATGAGGCTGGTTTAAACCCTCCTGGTTTGTTTGACTATTCAAAAGGTCAGTGGAGTGCTATTACAGCAAATACTGTAACTTACGCTTGGTCTAACGCTGGTGTTTTATTACCTGCAGAATACCCTGAAGATAACTATAGAAAAGTTATCATTGTTATGAGTGGATTCTCTAACGCAGGTGCTGGTCAATTGATTGGTCCTAACGGTAATACTATGGATACTGAAGAATTCTTGTCAGGTTTGAACATCTTAGGTGTTTCAACTAACCAATTTACTTCAGCAAACACAACTAACCCTTATTTATTCAGAGTTGTTACTCAAAGATATGGTAAAGGTATTGTTCAATACGGAAGTCAAGTAAATACTACTTTCCCAGTAAACAAAAATTCAGGTGGTTCTTACTACAACGTATGTGACGCTAATGGATTTATTTTCTTGGAAATTGATTTACAAGCTCCTGTTTGTATTACTTGTGGTGATTCATCTATGGATGGTTACACAGGTTCTACTTTCTCATCTACTACAGCTGTTAACAATGCTTTCTTAGCAATTTACAGATTGTACAAAGAATTGGAATTTGAAGACCAAATTGGTGAAGTTTCTTTTGACCTTGAGTCAGTAACTGTTTCTGTAACAGAAAGAAAATTAAGAGCACAATGGTCTCCTGAATTAGCTCAAGACGTTGCGGCATTCCACAACATTGATGCTGAAGCTGAATTGACAGCATTGTTATCTGAGCAGGTTGCGGCAGAAATTGATAGAGAAATCTTGAGAGATTTGAGAAAAGGCGCAGCTTGGAACTTGAGATGGGATTATAACGGTTGGAAGAGACTATCTTCTAGCGGAACAACTCCTTACACTCAAAAAGATTGGAACCAAACTTTGATTACTGCAATTAACCAATTGTCAGCTCAAATTCACAAATCAACTTTAAGAGGTGGTGCTAACTGGATTGTTGTATCTTCTGAAGTATCTGCTATCTTTGATGACTTGGAATACTTCCACGTATCAAACGCAGCTCCTGAGCAAGACCAATACAACATGGGTATTGAAAGAATCGGTACTTTGTCAGGTAGATATCAAGTATATCGTGACCCTTACTTCCCAGCTAACCAAGTGTTAATCGGACACAAAGGAACTAGCTTGTTGGATACTGGTTACATTTACGCTCCATACGTACCTTTACAGTTGACTCCAACTATGTATAACCCATTCAACTTCACACCTATCAAGGGTATCATGACAAGATACGCTAAGAAAATGGTTAACAACCGTTTCTATGGTAGAGTTACAGTTGACGGAGTTAGAACATTCAACTTACAAGAATTGAGATAATTTATCTCAAACGTCATAAAAAAAGGGAACTTAGGTTCCCTTTTTTGTTTTATAAAGGTATTTATAATGTATAAAATAAGATGGCTTGTAAAAAATCAATAATAAAAAATAACTCAATAACATCTATTGGTGTTATTAATTATACTAGATGTTCGGATAATTTAAATATAAATAATCACGAAGTATTAGAAAATGAAACTATTAATGTATGGTATATTGACGGTACTTATTCGACAGCATCTAAAAGTATTCAAATTCTTTCAACAATTGATTGGCCACCACCAGTAACTCCAACTCCAAGTATTACAGCATCTGTTACTCCAAGTTATGGAGCAACTCCAACACCAAGTGTAACATCAAGTTTAACACCAACTCCAACTATAACATCTACAATTACACCAACACCAACTAGACCTGTGTTTACAATTACATCATTATCTAGCGGTACAACATCATTAGATGCTTGTTCAAGTCCAAGTCTTCAAACATATTATAGTAATGTTGCTATTGGTTTTTGGACTACAGGAACAACAATATACTTGAATAGTAGTTTTACAACACCAATTTTTGCAACATATCTTTCAGATTCTGGTGGATTACCAGGTAACACTGTATTTCAAACAAATGGTTCAGGTAATATAATATTAATTGAGTCGTGTCCCGCACCAACACCAACGGCGACAAGAACTCCAACACCTACACCTACACCCACAATAACACCTACTAATACGGTTACACCAACAGTGACTGAAACTCCTACTAACACACCAACGGCCACAATAACGGATACTCCTACTCAAACACCAACTAATACACCAACACCTACGGTAACGGATACTCCTACTCAAACTCCAACTGAGACACCAACACCTACGGTAACGGATACTCCTACTCAAACTCCAACTGAGACACCAACACCAACTATTAGTGAAACTCCTACTAACACACCAACGGCCACAATAACGGATACTCCTACTCAAACACCAACTAATACACCAACACCTACAGTAACAGATACTCCTACTCAAACGCCAACTGAGACTCCAACACCGACAATTAGTGAAACACCAACTAATACTCCAACACCTACAGTAACAGATACTCCGACTCAAACACCAACTGAGACTCCAACACCTACGGTAACAGATACTCCGACTCAAACACCAACTGAGACACCAACACCAACTATTAGTGAAACACCAACTAATACACCAACACCTACGGTAACGGATACTCCTACTCAAACTCCAACTGAGACACCAACACCTACGGTAACGGATACTCCTACTCAAACTCCAACTGAGACACCAACACCTACACCAACATCTTAAGAATTTAAAATTCTTAAAGACTTTGAAACTGCTTCGGTTTCTTCCATTGTAAATGCACCTCTAACGTGACAGGCAATTAATGCTTGTTTTAAACAATACATTGCTTGTTCTTCATTCATACCATCAATAAATGAATTTAATTGTTCATTTGATGTGTAATGTATTGTGTCAAAAAGAGAACCAATAATTTCTTGTGTTTTTTTTGATATTTCTTCAGTATTTTTAGTATTTTTCATATGGTTTTATATTTATGTAAAGTATCGTAATTTTTTTCACAAAAACAACATGGAACAACAATTAAATGAAGATTTAGCAGTATGGTTTGGCAAAAAAAAGAAGCCAAAAGGTAGTAGTCAGCCTAAAGGGCCGTGGGTTAATATTTGTAGAAAAGATAAAGATGGAAAACATCCACCTTGTGGTCGTTCTGACACCGATAAAGGTGCTTATCCAAAGTGTAGAGCAGCAGGTGTTGCGGGTAAAATGAGCGATTCCGCAAAACAAAATGCTTGTAGACAAAAAAGAGAGGCCGAAAAAAAAGATACACAATCAGGTAAAGGTCAAAAACCAATAATGACCTCTTATAAACCCAAAAAGAAAAATACTAATGAAGGTATGAGACAATTTATCAAGTCCATCCTCAACGAACAGGTCAGAAAAAACAAAATGATAGACCTTGGAGAAATGGTTGAATCGCAATACGTTAAAGATTTAAAAGAAGCACGTAAAATTGCACAACAACATTTAAATGAAAATCCAAGATATTATTGCGTACTACACAGAATAGGACTAATTGAAGAAGGACAAACTGAAAAAATCGCTAAAGAAGTTTGTCCGTCAAACTAATGTTTGTAATATATTCTTAAGAGAGTGTTTAATATTGGAAGTAATCTCTTCTTCCATTTTTAATCTTTGATTTTCTAACACTTCATTAAAATGATTCGTTATTTCAAGTTTTGATTTGTCTTGAATTACAACTGTATATGAATATTTGTGGTTAATTACAT